GTTAATAGATGGCTTTTGTTTTCTGCCTTTGGTTTTACTACCCTTATAATGGGCGGCATCCATTCCGTCACGGTTGCCATATGTTCCAAGTTTTCTATTAAGTTTGTTTGCATTGACTCTAATTTCTAGACCTTTTTTAGTTTTATTGTATTTAGCCTGCTGCTTACGACGCTTGGCCGCAGCAGTAGGATTCTTCTTGTAGTAATCAGAAGTTTTTGCCATATACTTTCCTCTTTACGAGTGAAGGGTCAACGGTAGGTAGAAGTTGATTAAGTTTGTCTAAAGGACTACCATCGTAAGCAACGCCTGTAATGTCGTTGGTCTTTAGCCAATCGCAAGCTGCTTTCAAATCTTGTGTAGTCGCTTCTCCACTCTTTATTCTATGTAAAAAATCTTCTGTAACAAGGTAGTGTAGCTCATTAAAGGTTTCTTCTGTTGCTTTTCTAGGTAGTTTCTTTAGTTCGTCCATTATTTTCCTAATAAGTTTTTCTCAACTAGTTCAACTAGCTTGTCATCAACAGTATTATCTGTAGATTTTGCATATGCCTTTAATAATTTGACTATCAGTTCTTTAACTGCTGTAGTTTTAATAAAGGCAAATAGGATGGGTTTGACTAATGTAATCATGATTCGGTGGTTTTAGTAGTTTTCTTAGCAGTTGTTTTCTTTTTCTTTGTAGCTTTAGCCTTTTCAGCTGCTACTTGCTCTGCTATTTGTTTTGATAGGGTGCTCATTTGTTAAAAGGCCATATGCCTTGGTTAGGTTTAGGTTGTGGTTTGGGTGGTAATAAAGATTGTATGGGAACTATGTCGTGACACATGTGTTCAACACGGCTTCCCGGTCTCAGGGTAAACCCCTTTGACTGTAATTCGGCGCATTTGAGCGCACGTACAAGCTCGTAATCGAGCCTTAATTTTTCTTCCTGTCTTTTTGCTATCTCTTTACATTGTTTATATCCACTCTTATCTAGTGGAACCATAAAGTTAACTTGAAATCCCCAGTTCTCATTTAACTGGTAGCTAGACGGGTGTAATCCATCTAAATCTTCTTTCTCGGACCACGGCTTTGCGTGGTTGCCCATGTAAAATGGCGAGAACGTCATCGTGCTGCCGTTACAAGCCACTCCCGGGGCATATTGCTGCCGAGAGGCTGCACCGTTATTTTGGAACTGTACAGCTTGATTTGTGACGTTACCTGTGGCAGCAGCTACGGGATTAGATGTGTTGTTTACATCACCCTCCGTAGCCATGATAGGATTTACTGAGAGAAGACAGAAAGCGAGGTAGTAGTAGTATTTATAGTCCAATCTGTTGTGGCGTCTATTTGTTCTACTAAGCCTGCTGCTCTTGATGTTACTTCTAATGTCCAGTCTGCTGTCGCATCTGTTACAGAGAAGGTTGTAGCAGAGTCTGTAATATCTGAAGAAGGTGTTACATTTGATCCTGACCAACTGTTTACCTCTGCTCCAAATACTTGAGTCTGTTTGACTTCTTGTACTGTTTGAGTTGTTGTCGTTGTTGAGTTCATCGACCCCTGTGTAAATTGTGGGGTTACGGTGTTTGCTCTCGCTACTGCGGGTGACAACAGTGCTAAGAGAAGAATCCATTTCTTCATTGTTTTGGTTTTTGTTCTTTGTCTTTTTTACCATTTCCTGTGGACAGACCAAATGTGGCTAATGCCCCCGTAAAAATCGAAGCAACGAAAGTGATATCACCTGCTGTAGCTGACTTTTTAATCATAGGTAACTCAACATAACTTAGTGTAATAATAAACCCTGACCAGATAACAACACCTAGACGCACTGCTGCACCTAGTACTTGCATCTGTTCATCATGGTCATCTATGTTTTCTTTGAGTTTGGTAAAGATTCCTTTTTTTTCTGGCGGTTTTGTTTCCATTTATCTACTTTTCCTTGTATTGATTTCTGTAGTTTCTTTTTAATAGTGTTAAAAAAAGGTTGTGCAAAAGTTGTTACTGCAACCGCTGTTACTGCTGCATAAGTTGCAGCCATTACAACCTCACCTGTAGGAAGATCTACTTTAAATCCAAAGTAAGGTACTTCAAACTTAGGTGCAGGCGGTTGTTCAGTTGTTTCTTTTGTTTTAGATTTAGTCTCTTTAGGTTTACGTAAATCACTAGGAGGCACTACTAAAGGTTTGTAAGATGGAATATCTGCTGTAGGTAGATCTAATGCTGGTGTTGGGTATTGTTGAGCAGGTGGTAAAGCTAGGGTGGGAAGATGGATTGCTTCGCCCATTTAACCGGCACTTATTTTTAAATCAGTACCATCTCTCCATAATTTACCAGAACTAGCTGGATCAGAGGTTGGCAAGGCAGATAAATCAAAAACTATTGATCCATCATTTAAAATATTTAAACGATCTGTTACAACTCCCCCAGTAGATTCTTGAATTTTTAATGTTCCGTTAGCATTTACAATTCTATAATCATCTGCACCACCGTCAGTATCATAAAAATATATAACTGGAAAAGGTGCAGTTAAAGTAAGATTATTACTTGTAAGAGACCCAAACTGCCCAGCACCATTATTAGTACTATCTAAGTTACCCGTTGTAAGGTTAAATTTAAGACTCATAATTTATGCTCTTGTTATTGTTGCTATTCTTCCGGCTGCTGCATATGTAAGTGTTATCGTTGCAACAGTTGTACCACCACTTCCACCTGTTTTGTAAGTAACGGTGTTAGGATCTTCAGAACCTGCATTGTTTGCTCCAGTGTATGCCAGTGCAATATGATCATGCTCTGGTATAGCTAATCCTTCAATTACTTTTGTAGGACTAGCAACGTAATTTACTTTTGTCATTGTTTTTGTTTAAATTGTGTTTTTATGATGATGTAATTGTTTCCCAAGCAGATCCGTTATAAAATTTTAGTTTATTAGTGGCGGCATCATAATAAAGTCTTCCTTCTATGCTAGGAGGTTGTATCTTTGGTTTTAATGAAACATTATCTGTAAATACCGTATGTACTGGTTTAGTAAAAGTTCCTATTTTTGCTGTTGAAGTTCTAAAAACTTGAAGATCATTTCCATCATTATTTATTTGTAAAGCAACAGGTGGATTAGCAGTCGCATTAGCTAATGATGAAGCTAGTTTAAAACTATTATCATTTACTTTTATAACAAAAAATTCTGCTTCATCTGCGACAGTTCCAGCTGAAGTTACTAGACTTGTACCATTAGATACGTAATATAAAGACTGTCCAGTTACAAGACCATGTCCTGTTGCAGTCAATACACCGGGATTAGCTTCAGTTATATCTGTTTGCGTTATATTGTAATTTACATTTTGTGGTTCTAAATCACCAATTGTATTAAATCTAAATGTTGAAATTCCGTCAGTTTTTATCTCAACAAATGATTCAGTAGAACCAGAATTGTTATTGTAATCTGCCTGTAAAATTAGACTATTTCGTGCATTTAAATTAAAAGTACCAACACCAGCAGTATTTAAATATAAATTATTATCTTTAAAATAAGCATTAGTTCCAAATTTTGCATGTACCCAAGGTGTATCTCCATTTACTTTATAATTACCTATCCACGTCAAATTTTTATTTATATCTTCTGCGTAACTGCCAGTAGTTCCAGCATTTATAGTAAAGTCGATTGGATTACCGCTACCAGCAAACTTACATCCAGTTACTACTAATCCTTCTATTGTTTCAGTAGTAGCTGATGTAAAAGTTTGAATAAAAAAATTACCTTGAGAGGCAGTATTTCTGTGAAAATGACATCCGCTAATAGTTTGGCTAAAATCACCTTTTATATCAAAAGTACCATTATCAAAGTAACATCCAGAAAATATATTGTTTTGTGCATAAGTACTAGTACCATCAATTTCAACAACAACTGGTTTAAGATCAAATGAAACAGTACCTGAGTTAGTAGTACTAGTTGGATCGGTCACTGTAAATGAATTACCATCTGTAGCTACACTTTGCACTAAAAAATGTCCGTCTGTAGCAGTTACAGTACCTGATTGCATTGTGTAATCATTTTTTACATGGTCATTAACTTTTACACCATGATTAGCAAGTGTTACAGTTACTGTGGTTCCTGTCTGAGAGTATGTACCAGTTTTAGCGTCTAATCCACCATTATAAAAATGACAACCATCAATAATATGTAATGATCCGGTTAAATATAAAGGTCTTAAACATTGAGCAACAGTAGTATTAATTACATAACAATCAGCAACTTCAATTGCTATTCCTTTTGCTGTTCTAAGGTTAAAATCAGATCTACCAGCTTCAGCATATTGCCATTCTCTTACTAAACAATTTTCAATTCTTACTTCTTGAGTTGTAATACTACCAGAAGTAAAAACTCTTATTCCAAATTGTGGAAAATGATTTACATAAACTCTTGTGATATGTACTCTAGGTGCATTTACCTTAATGCCATTTCCTCTTCTTGTTGTTGTATATAACCCTCCATCAATATCTACACGCTGTATTACTGCTCTTTCTGCTGTATCAGCTATATTAATACAGTAACTATTTATTGGAAAAGTAGATGAAGC